TACGGAAAGCGGCAAAACTATTTTTTTGGTATTCCGGAAGGTGGATTGAGAACACTATCGGAAGCCGCAAATAGTGAACTAGATGAAGATCGAATAAACAGAATTAATACAAACTATGCCCAAAAAGGTATCAAGTTCAGATTATGAAAAAAAGCACCGTTAATTTTCTATTGATCGCAGGGGCAGCCGCCGCCGCGTTTTTTATCTTTACTTCTATGCGCCGCCGCCGTGGATCTAGCGTAGAAGCTGGGCCGACTATTAAGCAAACCGAAAGCGAATTTTTTGCTGATACCGAGATGGCACCAGCTCAACCGGAATTTGTTAAAGGCGCTCAGTCAGTGGTAGACATTTTTAAGGGATTGAAACGCGCACCGGAAGCAAAAGCAGCCGCCCAGGCAAAACGCGCCACACGAAAAGCAGCTAGAAAAGAAAAGCGAGCAGCAAAAAAGGTGGGCGATATTAGCGTATTGTATTAATCATTTTGTTTCACCTATATTTTATTGAATATGAAAAAGAATAACTGGTTAATATGGGCCGCAGTCGGTATCGCAGCTTGGTACTTGTTTAGAAAAAGCCAGGGCAAACCAATGCTGCCCGGTGGCGGTGCATCCAGCACAACGCCAAGCGGCGCAAGCGCGCAAAAATCAGCCCAGGAAGCCCGGGAAATAGTTGCCGATGTTATTGATCGGACTACATTTTTGCCCGATATGCGCACCGATAGAGATATGTACAAAGAAGATCTTAAAAATTGCAAATAATGCCTTGCCAACAATACATAACTGAAACAAAGTTGTTTTATTCAAACAACCAAACGGACACTAATTGTAACAGCATTATTTTTATCAATAGTGGATCGGTAAATGTTTCAGTTGATAACGTGATACTAGCACCTAATCAAACCCTGGCTATTGATGGTAACCGGGATGAGATGCTAGTAAAAGTATATGAATTTAATTTTGCAGCTGGAAGCAATCCGCAGCTGACAGTTGTATTTAAAAGATATATCTAATGTCCGGATTTAAAGTTAATTTTTCCGTCAATAATCAGCTGGCAACGCCAAGTATGCACGCTGCCGCACTGGCTAACCGTCCGGCAGCCGGACAGCCTGGTCGTGTATTTATTGACACGGATAACCCCAGCACCGGAATTTACCGGGATACTGGTACTATTTGGATTCAAATAGGTGCCGGTGCTGGTGCGCTTAATTTGCAAAATGTAACCGATAACGGAAATAGCACTACTAACAACATACTTTTACAATATCCCGATAATGCACAAGATAACGCACTTGTTTTTTACAATAGTGATTTAGCGCAAGAAGAATATCTTATTAGAAAGCGGGCAACTGGTATATTAACCAATGATGTTTTAAGTATAGAAAGTAGGGGTAATATATCACCAAGCACTGATCCAGTCGGTTTATTGATAGATGGAAGCCAAAATGTTATTAGATCTTTTTTTGGAAACAGTTATATCGACAATGGACTTAAGCTTGATTTCAATAATAATTCATATAAGTTTGGTGATTACAATAATCTCAGTAATGGTGGTGCAATTGTTGTAAATGTTGGTGCGCCTGAAATTTATACTACATTTAATATCGGAAATTTAGGATATAATATATCTCAATCTAATATCGTTTTAGGAGATTATGGTGCTACCTATAATGGATTAGTTTTAAAAGTTGATTTTGATAGTTCTGGTCCAGAAATAATATACACACAATATCAAGGCAATGATATAGGATTAAAGCTGGATTTTGCTAATGGTTTATATCAATTTGGTACAGCAACAATATCGGGTGGAATTGGACTTTTAGTTAATAATAGCACAACTGAGATAAGTACCGAAGATTTTTTGGGTGGTGTTAATGGTTTTGTTGTTAATATGTCAACATTAACAGTTTCAATTGGTGATTATGTAGGAAATGCAAATAATACATTTTTAACAATAAATGATGCAAACCAACGATTGGAACTTTCCGGAAATTTAATTGCGGCAACCGCAGGTGGGGCAAGTGGCGATCACCTAAAAGTGCGTATTGGTGGAACAGACTATAAAATTGAATTAAGAAATCCATAATATGAACCAACCTACCGATCAACAAATAATTCAGCAAGTAATTGACCAGGCAGTAAAAGCCGGGATTTTTCAAAACATCGACAGCGCAGCCGTAGTATGGCGCGCCTGGGGAACTATTAAGTATAAACTAGAACAGCTAGAAAATGAGCAGCGAAACACTAATACAAATAGTTAGTGGAATTTTCGGCCTGGGCCTGGTATGGGGATCTCTTAATACCAGGATTAAGCAGCTGGAAAGGGAACTAAACAATAACCGCGACCTGGCAGAACGTTTAACCAGGATCGAAGAAAAAGTATTTTACATAGCTGAAAATATAAAAAAGTAACAATGGCAAAGAAACCTAAAAACTGGAAAACCACATTTTTCGGGATCGCATCAGTGATCAGCGGAGTAGCCCTAATTTTGAAAGGTAGCATAATTGAAGGAGTAACAGCGATCACAGCCGGCCTGGGCCTGGGTGCAGCTAAAGACTTCGATAACGACTGAGCAATGGCGATCACTTCATCTAGTCCTATTTGGAAAAAATACACCCAGCACGTTTTGCGCTGGGAAGGTAAAACAAGCGCAGATCCGCGCGACACAGCCGCAAGCTGCTATCCTGGTGGAATACACACTAATAAGGGGGTAACCTTCTGTACCTTTAAGCAACTAGCCGCAAAAGTCGGGATCACGCCAGTTACCCACGCTAGATTTTTGAAAATGACCGATGACGAGGTAGGCCGTTTTATTTTTGAGTATTACAAGAACATTCGCGGATCGGAACTTCCCAACAGCGTAGCCGTAGCAATGACCGAAGCCGCCTGGGGATCGGGCCAGGGCCGAGCATTTAAGCACCTGCGCGATAGTTTATCGGATCTTGGCCGTCCGGTAATCAGTAACAGCCAAGCTATTCAGGCAGCCGCCCAGGTACCCGAAAAAAGGCTATTTGATGCCTATTTTAACCAGCGATTTAATTACCTAGCCAATACACTAGGAAGCCAGCCAAAATACGCAATGTTTCGCAGGGGATGGATTAACCGTCAAAACGCGTTTAAGGCCCTATTTACTGGGGTGCCTATCCTCTTACCACTTTTTTTTTTGGGGATCTTAGCAGCTGGAATAATAAAAAATAGTTGAACTTTTTTTTGGTAGTATCGAAAATTATCCCAATTTCGGGATTACAAACGATTATTTACTAAAAAACGCAACTATGCAAGAGTCTATTTTTTCGGATCTTACTCAGATCCTACCACACCTAGCGATGTTAGATCGCAAAATCATTAACCTACGCTGGATCGCAAAGCAAATCGAAGGATGCAAGGTAGAAACCTTTGTAACCCTTGCTGATGGAACAGTCCTACCAATCGACCAGGACATTGTACCATTCAAGCTTGATATGGAACTAAAAACCCTAATCGAGGACAGTATTGATGAATACCAGCGGCAGCACGATCACTTAAAAAGGTTATTCGATGAAACAAATAGCTGATTTTATTAGCGGCGTTTTATTGTGGGTGATGATCCCATTAATTATGTTAGTATATCTATTCATTTTACTTTTACTAGCAATTAGTGAATTATTTATTTACATATTTGACCGGGCCGATCGCGACCGCACACGCTTGATAAAAAAACTTCTTAAACCTTTACAAAAACGATAAAAACACAAACGATGATCAACTATCACAACCAACCAGCCTTCCCACCACAAGTAGCACAAGATAACCTGGGCCGCATTATGGCACCGATCCCAGGAATGACCAAACTAGAATTTTATGCCGTTATTTTGCTGCCTACCTACATATCCCTAGCGCAGAAATATGATGGCCTAACATTCCAGGGCCAACGTGTCAGTCCTTGGGATGCCGCGATCGAAGCTGCAAAAATCTTAATTGAAAAACTAAACAACCAGGAAGATGAAAAACCGACTTTGCAAATTGCTGAATAGTCCGGGGCTTCATTTAGCCTTAGCACTAATAGCAGCCCTTATTTATTGCGACCTAATGAATAGGTATTAATTAACCAGGGCCGAAAGGCCCTTTTTTATTGCTATGACAAACGACATAACCGAGATACTTTTATCCAGGATGTTCAATCCTGTGGATGTACCGCCGCCTGAAGATGTGATACTAACAATTGCCGGAAAGACAATAGGAACGGCCGGGAACTATGTTGTGTATAGCGGCCAAGCTAAAGCCGGAAAATCTACCTACCTATCGGCAACGATCGCCAGCGCATTTTTGCCAGCTTACCAGGATAGTTTTGGGATCAAGCTAAAGCCGCCGGATGATCGGCCCATCGTAGCTTATTTTGATACTGAAAGCAGCCGTTTTGACTTTCATAGGCAGATGACTAGGATAAAGACACTAGGCAACCTAGAAAAGTACCCCAGCACCCTGGATGCCTTTAACACCAGGGAGGACGGCCCAGGTAAGATACGCGCACTGATTCGGCACTACCTGGACATCACCCCAAAATGTAGCGTGCTGGTAGTGGATGGATTTTTGGATTTATGCCTTAATTACAACGATGAAGTTGAAACCAGGAAGCTAACTAACTGGTTTAAGCTAATCACTAAACAGTATAACATTTTACTAATCGGAGTATTGCACCTATCGAAAGGCCAGGGTGAAACGCTGGGCCACCTAGGATCTAATACAGATCGCTGGGCGCAGTCCACACTAATAGTTGAAAAGAATAAAGAGGCCCGGCAATTTGTATTGAAGCCAAAATTTTTAAGGAGTAGCGAGGATTTTGAGCCGATCGCAATTTTCAACTACGAAGGCAAGTGGCAACAGATCCCATACGAAATGACAGTACAACAAACATTCAAAAACGGTAAAAAATGACACACGGATCACTTTTTTCTGGAATAGGTGGTTTTGACTTAGCCGCAGAATGGATGGGATGGGAAAATAAATTCCATTGTGAATGGAACGAATTTGGGCAAAAAGTATTGAAACACTATTGGCCAGAAGCAGAATCATTTAATGACATTACAAAAACAAACTTTACAAACTATGAGAAAAAAATCGATGTACTCACGGGCGGTTTTCCTTGCCAGCCCTACTCTTTGGCCGGAAAAAGAAAGGGAAAAGAGGATAGCCGCCATTTATGGCCAGAGATGTGTCGAGCAATTAGAGAAATTAAACCACGTTGGATCGTGGGCGAAAATGTTTACGGCCTTGTTAATTGGTCAAGAGGGTTGGTATTCCACGAAGTGCAAGCTGACCTGGAAGCTCAAGGGTACGAAGTATTCCCGTATGTACTTGCAGCTGCAGCCGTCAACGCACCGCACCGCAGAGACAGAGTCTTTTTTATTGCCCACTCCAAACACATCGGATCAAAATCCACCAGAGAAAGTGGAAACATATTTGAAAAGAAAGGAAAGGCACGCAAAGAAAGGAGTCAATTTGCAATTTCCATTGAGAATGGCAATGGCAATGAAATTACTGCCAACACCGACAACAATGGATTCAACAAATGCGACAGCGGAAATGAAGTCGAGTCAAGTAAAACAGGGATCAATGCACTCGGTAACATTGACGAGAGCAATGGCAATGGGGATGCTTCCGACTCCAATGGCATCGGACTGCGGAGAGAAAGTGACAGGATTGGAGAGTCAGGATTCGTTAGTAAAAATGAGTCGGGAAATTACTGGCAAACCTTCCCAACTGTCTCCCCAGTTTGTGATGGAGATGATGGGATTTCCGACAGATTGGACTCTATTACCTTTTCTAAATGGCGAAAAGAATCAATCAAAGCCGGAGGCAACGCAATAGTACCACAAGTGGCACTACAAATTTTCAAAGCTATACAAGAGTATGAAAATAAAATAGGGCCGGAAGATCCGGCCCAGGACAAACGATTGGTATAAAACACAACCATTTTGTTTCAAAACAAAAATAAGTAAAAATGGCAACACCACTAAAAAGCGCAACTATATTTTTTCAGCCTGGTACAAAACGGCCCAGGAAGTATCGGAACATATCAACGCCGTACAGCTTCGAAACATACGCCCGGCAGTCCGGGGCCTGGTACATCAACTGGTACGATCAAAAAACCGGGCAATTTTCAGGCAGGAAATGGTTAGTTAATGTAAAAAAATAGTACATTCGGTTTCTCGTAGCATATACAGTAGTTTGGTACACGGCCTGGCGGATCACCGCTAGGCCCTTTTTTTTGCCTATTACGGCTCTCCAACACAAAATCCGACCGCTAGCACCGCCCGGCTAAAAAACGCCCAAAAACAGCTTAAAAACGGCATATTTTGTACATTTTATAGAAATGTAGGTGAAACAAAATGGTTAGTGTGGATAAAATCCACCTGCATTTTGTAGGAAATATCAACTATTTATTGTATCTTTGCCCCTATGTGGGCCTGCCCAAACAGTCACACAAGGGGCAAAAACTAATAGTAGATAGATATTTTTGGAATGTATGTTGTGGGCGGCGTATATTCGTGATACCAACTTTTGTATATGCTAGGGGATCAAAAACCTAGCCGATTGAAAAAAGCAATTTTTTGGGTAGTGGGTGGCGCAGCAGCGCTTTACTTCCTTGCCCGGTATAGTTTCAGCCAAAAGGCAACATTTTTACTTCGTGGCATCAAGCCAACTGGCACTATTTTACAGCCGACAATTACAGTCGAAATTGCCGTACAAAATCCCACCAACCAACGGATCACGCTAAAATCAATTAGCGGATCAGTTTTTGTAAATGATAAGTACCTGGCAAATGTTAGCAGCTTCGGGGATCAGATCATTACTGGAAACAGCGAAAGCATAGTCAAAGTAACCGCTCGGCCTAGTGGAGTAGGAGTATTCCAATCCATCCGTCAATTGCTCACCCAGCCGATCGGTACGATCCAGGTACGGTTTTCCGGATCGGCGAACGTTGATGGGATCAATATACCAATTGAGGAAACCAAAACGCTGTGAATGTAGGCGCGATCCTGGGTAGATTGAACCCCTACCAAGCCCAGGAACGTAAAATAGTAGAGGATCAAAGCACCGGGGATATTATCAGCGCGATCACAACATCGCACGAAAAATATAAGCCGGAGTATAAAAAAATAGCTCTTTTTTTTAAGGGATCAAACCCAAAGCAGACTGGTAAAAAGCTGTTTGATTTTCTGAAAAATAATGTTAGATACATTATTGAGCCAGGGGATAAGCAGACAGTAAAAAGCCCAGCCGCAATACTAGCCCAGGGCCACGGCGATTGCAAACATTATTCGCTGTTTGCTGGTGGAGTATTGCAGCAGCTGGGAGTACCTTTCGCATACCGTTTTGCTAGTTACAAAACATTCGATCCGCAGCCCGGACACGTTTTTGTAGTTATCAATCCAGGCACCAGTAACGAAATTTGGGTAGATCCGGTATTAACATCATTTGACTATAAAAAACCATACACGCACGCAAAGGATAAAAGAATGGCACTATATACAGTATCCGGAATAGGACAAGCAACACGAGCGCAGAAAGCCGCGCTAAAGCAAGCAAAGCAGGCTAAAAAAGCAGCTAAAGGTAAAGAAGCAAAGAAAGCCGCAAAGGTGGAAGTAAAGGCCGCCAGGAAGGCCGCAGGCCGTACAGCTGGCCAGGTACTAAAGAAAGGCGCAAAAGTAGTTTTGAAAGTAAACGCCGCGCCTATGCGAGCAGCGTTTTTGTTACTGGTTAAATTAAATTTTGCTAACCTGGGAGTAAAGCTAAAAAGAGCCTGGGATAAAGCACCTAGCAAATTACAGACATTTTGGGAAAGCGCAGGCGGAAAGATTGATGCCTTAAAAAAAGCCTGGGAAAAAGGATCTACAAAAAAGCGGATTTTTGGGGATGACACGATCGGGGCGCTGCCAGCCGCCGCCGCAGCTGCGCCAGCCGCCGCCGCGCCATTACTGGTAAAAATTGCGGAAGTGCTTAGAAATATCGGAATTGAGCCGGAAGAATTGGTAGAGATTGGAAAAGATGCGATTAATCAAAAAGCCCAGGAACTAGCAAAAAAGGCCCTGCAACCAAAAGCAGCAAAAGAAGCAGCACAGGTAGAGGTAGCCGATCAGCTTGAAGCAGACATAGAAGAAGCTACAACCGCAACGCCTGCGCCTATGTTTAAGGCCGCAAGCCGTACTAATATGCTGCCGCTGATCTTGGGCGGTGCAGCTGTTCTTTATTTTGTAACCCGCAAACGCTAAAAAATGACAGCAAAGCAAAAAGCAAACCAGGCCCGGTTTAAGAAAGTAGTAGCAGAAGCTAAAAAGCTGCGGAAAAAAAATCCAAAGCTGACGCAAGCGCAAGCAGTGAAACAAGCCTGGGC